CACTTGCGCATCCCGTGCGCATCTGGCAAGCCTGCGCACCATAAGTCGTTGTGTCCCAAGGGTTTACCGTGCGCACACTCAGGCGTTGCGCACACCCCAAACGTGCGGACTGGAAGTCTTTTGTTCTCAAGGGGTTAGAGATGCGCACGATGCGCACCCCTTACAAGGGGGAGGGGCGCTTTTGTGCGCTCCCCCCCCCATCCGTGGGCGGGGCTGTGCATGCCGTTGCCACAGCCTCGCCTATTTCCTCACTACCAAACCGCGCTTCGGCGTTTGCGCGGTTTGGCCGCCATGGGGACCGGCCTGTCGCCGGTCCCCTCTAAACAGCAACGCCGGCGGCGCCATACGACGTCACGGCTTCAATCACAACTGCCGGGATGACCGGCACGAAAGGACAACATCATGAAAGAAAACGCAACGAGATCGGTATCGCTCGCGGACGCAACCACGGATAATTTAGTTCGAGAGCTCGCCTTCCGCTTTGGGGCGTTGAGCGACAAGGACCGGAAGGCCATGGGCATCAGGCTGGCCGATGTGAGCAACGATGAACTTTGCCGCGCCATTCTCGGATAACCACGGAGGTCTGATGATGACCAGCACAATGACCAGCAATGCGGCTGCGGAGATCGCGGCGCTCATCACATCGGCGGCAAAGGTGGACCTGGGCGAGTACCTTCATAGCCTCGTGGCCATCGCTCAAGGCAAAGCCACTAAGGACACCAACGAGCGCGTTGCGGCGCTCGCGGTGGACCTGGGCAAAGACCCCAGCGGTTTCAGGGCCGACCTGGCCACAGTCGCCAGTGTGCTCGAGTTGGAGGCCGTGGTTGCGGACATGGCTCCGGCGGAAGCGGCGCGGGCGGAGGCGGAGGCGCCGTACCGCGAAGCGCTCAAGGCGAACGCAATCGCGAATGATCGACACAGACTCCCAAAAGATCGCGAGCCGGCTGCGAAGGCGCTGGCAGACCTTGGAGGCGTGGAAGCCTGTGAGGACGCCGTTGGGCAGGCGCGATATCGTCAAGAAAAGGCGAGCGCGGCCCTGGCCGAATTGCGGCGCTTGCGCAACTCGGCGCCGGACCTGTTCCGGGTTCCAGTGGATGGCGGCGAACTTCCAACATTGCTATGACCTCCTTGGATCGGGCGGGCAGTCTCGCCCGGTCTTGCCGGCCCTGTTGGTCGGCGTTGTTGGTGGCGGGCGGGGCCGGTATCGGATTCCGCTGGCCTCGCCCCGCCTTCCTCAACTGTACTAGAGAAAAGGTACTCCTGAGACAGATGCCAAGGCCCGGGCGGAACGGAGCGCGCGACTTTTATATCAAAACACCCTATTTTCGGCGTTCATTCAAGGGGTCTGATGGCCAAATCCACTGAAAGCTGGGGTGACTTCGAGAATCTGCTCCACATCCCGAAGCACGTCTACCGCCGCATGTCCGGTCGTGAAACCAAGATTCTCCACGTATCGGCTGACCGCCACGCCTTGCCCCTTCGTGGTCGCTACCTCAATCTTCCCGACATCATCCGCCGATTCCACGACATTCTCGCCGAGCATTCCGACGCGATCCGCAAATCGAAGGAAGCCCGTGTCATCGACGTTGCCCCCGGCGATTCCCCCAACCTCGAGCGCCAACGCGCCGCCACCGCCGACCTGCGCGAACTCGAACTTGCCCAGCGCCGCGGCGAACTCGTGCCCCGCGACGAAATGCACCGCCGGCTGATGCGTATGTCGTCGATTCTTCGCGAGGGCGGCATGCGTTTGCGGCGCGATCACGGCGAGGCCCCCTACGGCGTATTCAAGGAATGCCTGGACGTTTTCACCGAAGAGGTTGAGCGGGCCGCTGCTGAGCGGCGTGGCCAACTTGAATTCCCGGATGAGGAACTTCAACCCAAGGAGAAGCCCAATGTCAAAGCAAAGGCCCCGCCAAAATCCAAGCGGAAGGCCAAATCACCCCCCTGACATCGTGACGCAGGAGCCCGTGGTCCACACGCCCGAGGACGGCATGGACCTTGAGATCCACGGCACCGACCGTCGATTCTGGCCCCAGGGTAAGCCGATGCCCGTGGAGTACCCCATGGCAAAGAAGCCGCTGCGCCCATGCGTTCACTGCCACCGCGTACTCATGGACAACATGGCTCAGGCCGTGGTGCTTCACTCTACCCATGCCGGCCTTGCCCGATTCCATTGCAAGGTGTGCGAGGGCAAGGATTGGAAGTTGCCGATCAAGGTTTTGTCGTGAGCGAACAATCTGGATTTGACGCGCTGTTTGGCGAGTCGCTTGATGGTGAGACGCAGGAATTTGTGCGTCACTCCGAGGCCCCAAAGGTCCGCACCTATCGGCAATTTGCCGAGGCGGAGATCGTGCTGCCGAACGGGCCGAAGAAGGGCCGCCACTTCGATGTTGACTTTATGCCGTTCACGGGGCTTCTGCTTGATATGTTCGATAGCGGCGCGTATCGCCGTTTCTTCGCATCCGGCAACGTGCAGGGCGGCAAGACGCTCATGCTCCTCGCTATCCCGGTCATGTACTCGCTTTTCGAGATGATCGAGGATGTGATCTTGGGCGTTCCGATGATGGACTTGGCGCAAGGCATTTACCAGGAGCGGCTATTGCCGATCATTCAGTCATCCCGGTTCCGAAACCAACTTCCGACCAGCGGCAGCGGCAGCCGTGGCGGCAAGACCTCGACAGTTCGATTCCGCAACGGAACGCTTCTCCGGTTCATGGCTGCCGGCGGGTCGGACGCGGCCATGTCGAGCCACACCTCCCGCATCATCTGTCTGACCGAGATCGACAAGATGGACCAGCCGGGCGCAACGAGCCGCGAGGGCGACCCCCTTCAGCAGATTGAGGCCCGTAGCGCGGCGTTTGGGCTTCAGGCCCGCGTCTTTTCCGAATGCACCATGTCCACGGCATACGGCCGCATCAACACCGAGATCACGAAATTCGGCACCGACACCAAGGTCGTCATCCCGTGTGCTCATTGCGGCCACTACGTCTATCCCGAGCGCGAATACTTCACCGGCTGGCAGGACGCCGATTCGCAAGAAGAGGCAGAGCAGGCCGCTGGGTACGTCTGCCAGGAGTGCGGTGTCATCTGGACCGAGGCAGACCGCGCCGAATCGCTCAATAGCCCCATGCTCGTGTCGCGTGGGCAGGAAATCAAGAAGAAGCGTGGCAAATTCGTACTTGTTGGTGACGCGCCCAAGACCTCGACATTCGGCGTGCGCTGGAATGCCATGCACAGCCCGCTTGTCCCGATGGCCTCTATTGCCGAACGTGAATGGAGGGCGGCGCACAGCGACAACCCAAACGACATGAAGCCAATCCACCAGTTCATCTGGACGCTGCCGTTTGATGAGAAGCTGACGGACCTCTCGGCCTTGACCCGCGCCATTATTCTGACCAAGATCACGAAGACGCCCCACGGTATCGTGCCTGATACCGCCGACAAGGTTGTGGTCTTCATAGACGTTGGCCTTTACCAATGTTGGTGGGGCGCGATTGCTTCAGGTCCAGACGGCAGGCCGCATATCGTCGATTACGGGTGCATCGACGTGGGGCAGGGCCGCGAGACGGCCAAGTCGGCCATCCTGTCGGCGTTGCGGGCGTTTCGCGAGGACACAATCGAGCACGGTTGGGCCAAGGCTGACGGCACGGTCATGCCCGTGGATCTAACCTTGATCGACTCAGGCTATGAGCCGGGCATCGTATACGAGTTTGTGCTCGAGGGCACGCAGCCGCGTTACCTGGCTGCCAAGGGTCTGGGCACAGCCCGCAACGAATTGGCGTGGAAGAAGCCCAAGGAGCACAAGGACAGGCAAATCGGCGACGAATGGGTTATGTCCCGCATGGCCCCGCCCAACCGCGACATCATTTTGGTCGAGCTTCATTCCGACTACTGGAAGCGCCTGGTTCACGCGGGGTTGGCGGCTCCGGCTGCTGCCAAGGGCTCCATCATGCTCTACGCCGCCGACGAGAAAACGCACCTGACCTATTGCAAGCAAGTTTTGGCTGAGCGCGAAGAGGAGCAATTCGTGCCGGGTATCGGGCCGCGCATCTATTGGAATCAGCTTCACCGGAGCAATCACTATCTCGACGTGACTTACGGCTGCCTGTGCGGGCTGAATATCGTTGACGCCATTCGTGGCGTTCAGGCAGCGCCACCGCCCCCAGCCCCGAAGGCCGCGAACGCCGCGAGCGCCCCGATCTCCGAGGGTTCCGGGTACGCCCAAGCCAAAGACAAGGCGATGTGGAAGATCGGACGGTAACAAGTTACCACCTTTCCTTGTTTTAATCCAAAATCACACCCTTGACATTCTCGCTCGTCTGTGGTATACACACTTTAGATTCACGGGATTCCGTAGATTATCGCGGATTACCGCAACAAGGCGAGGCATGGCCACACTCGAAATCACCGTAGCAGCCTATCAGCTCAAGTGCGCCGAATGCGCCGATGCGCTCGGTACTGGTGACACCACCACGGCCCGCGTCAAGTGCGCGCAGGCCACGGCCATCCTTGCGGGCATGGCGCTCAAGATGGGCAATGCGGGCGAACTCATTGAGCAGCGCGAATCCCTGCGCGGGCTCAAGGACGCCATCGACGCGGTAGAAGTCAGCGGCACCCGCGCGGCGGACGACCAGCGCATGATCTTCACAACCATGGGACGTTCTTGATGGCCACAAAACGCGGCAGGCTTTCACGGGGTTTCGATACGGCTTTAGGGCTGTTTTCCCCGGGCCGGGCCGCCGCCGCCCAACACCTTCGCCTGATGGAGTCGGATTACGATTACCGTGCAGGTTGGCTCGCCATCCAACACGCACGCGGCTACGCCAGCGCGGGGAAGTCCGGGAGCGGCACTCCATGGAGCGGCGGACGTGGATCTGCGGACTCCGAAAGCCTCGCCGACCTGCCGGTCTTGCGCTCGCGTGCCCGGGAACTGAATCGAGACGACGCTTTGGGGAGCGGCCTCACCGAGACATTCACCACCAATGTTATCGGTACGGGCATGGTCGGTCAGGCGCGGACTGGCGACCCAATCAAGAACCGCAACATCGAAGCCGTCTGGCGTGAGCGTGCGCCGGAGCTGTTCCCCATCGACGGGCTGTCCTTCGGCGAGGCGCAAGCCCAGCTCTTCCGCAAAGAATTCGAGGACGGCGACGTAGGGTGCAAGACGCTACGGCTGTACGGCCAACCCGTTGCGTTCGAGATTATCGAGGCGGATCGCATTACGACGCCCCGGGACAAAATCACGCAAGCTGCCATTCGTGACGGAGTAGAGCGCGACGGCGCAGGGCGTCCCAGGGCCTATTGGGTTGCCAAGGGGCACCCGGGCGATATTCAGAATGCGGGGTTCATCGGCGATAGTGCGGACTTCGTGCGCGTCAAGTCCGGCCAGATGCGACTACTCAAGGAAACGAAGCGGCCGGGGCAAACGCGCGGCATTCCATTCTGTGCATCCATCCTGCAAGACATTCGCGACCTGGACGCCTTGATGATCGCCTGCCTGAAGCGCGTGCAGATTGCCGCGTGCCTGGCGGCCTTCATCCGTTCGCCTTCGTCCACGCCCGGCTTCTTCGGCAGCCAAGCCAAGTCTGTCGGAGGCGGTTATCAGCTCGAGCAGCAAATCGTGCCCGGCATGATGTTCAAATTGTATGGCGATGAGGAAATCCAGACCGTCGTTCCGAATTTCCCGTCACCCGAACTTGAGCCATTCGTGATCCTGCTTTGCCGGCGGATTGGCGCGGCGTTGGGCATCTGTTGGCAGACGGTCCTTCACGACTTCAGTCAATCGACCTATTCGAGTTCGCGCACCGATCAGCTTGGCGACCGCAAGACCTTTGAGAAGCATCAATCGCGATTCATCGACACCCTCAATTGGGCTTGGTTCATAACGATGCAGGATGCCCAATTGCGCGACGATCCCCGATTGCGCGGCACGACCGTCGATGATTTCCGCCTTGTCAACTGGATTGCGAACGGCTGGAAGTGGGTTGACCCCATCAAGGAAGCCAAGGCCGCCGAACTCGAACTCGCCATGGGCAAGACGAGCTTGCAGCGGATTTGCGCGGAGAGCGGCGCAGACATGGAAGAGGTCATGCGTGAGCGCCTTGAAGCCGAAAAGCTCGAGAAGGAACTGCGCAAAGAGTTTGAACTCGAAGCCCCGGAAACGGAAGACGAAAACGAAAAGGGCGGAAGCGATGCCTAGCACGAACACGGACCCACAGATCTTCGATCAACGAGCACTGATCGAGGGCGTCGAAACCCGCGATATTGACGCGGAAAAGCGGCAAGTAACCTTCGTGGCGGCGACGGAGAATGGTGTCGAGACGTATGTGGGCCGCGAATACCTCGTCATGGAGGGCGCGGATCTGCGGCGATTTCGCAAGGTCGGCACTATCCTCGACACCCACGACCGCTGGACCGTTGGGGCCGTCATTGGGAAGCCGGTACAGACGGATGTTGAGGGCAGCGATCTCGTCATGAAGGTGGAGTTTGCCAAAAAGACCCAGCGATCCGAGGACGCATGGCAACTTGTCAGCACGGGCTTTGTCAAAACCATGTCCATCGGCTACCGCTACGATCAAAAGAACGTCGAGGTGCTGCGCGAGGGCGAAAGATGGTCCGGCAACGAAAAGATGGTCGGCCCCGGTATCGTAGTAAGGCAGTGGGAGTTACTTGAAGCAAGTGTTGTCTCCGTCCCCGCCGATGAAGAGGCGAGGCGACGGGTTTACTTTGGAAGAGATCATCAAGAGTCGGACCTCTCGCCCATGGCGCTGGCATTAGCCCGCGCCGTTGAGCGATGCCTGGCTCCAACAACGGAGGAATCCAGCATGGCGGACGAGACGACGCCGAAAACCGAGGAAGAGCAGCGTGCGGCCCCGGAGGCCACACCCGCCGAAGCACCCGGAACCGAGCCGAGCGCCGCGCAGGCGGAACGCGAGCGGGCCGACATTATCCGCGCACGCACGCCCAAGGGTCTTGAAGGTTTGGCCGAACGGTTTGTGGCCGAAGGCGTGAGTGTCGAAACGGCACGCCATGCGTTTTTGGCCGCACTTGGCGGTGAAAGCCAACCCGCCGGCCACCAAGAACCCGACACGGCCCCGCGCGAAACCGAAGCGACGAAACAACCCGAAATCGCCGATGACATGCTTGTCCGCGGCTTTCTCGGGTAAGGAGGCAATGAAACATGGCGACCAACAACTTTGCGCGGTGGGTGCGAAACCTCGACGGTGCAACCGAACCACTGACGATGCTCGCTTTGTTCCAGGCGGGCGCGACGCAAGCGATCTCCGCCGGTGAGCTTCTTGAGTTCACTGGCGACACAAACACGGCATTCGTGCCGCTTGACTCAGACTATGCCATGGACGGCGACGTGGCAATCGCGGCCGAGGAAATCAAATCCGGCGACCGCGCGGGGTACTACAGCGTGTACGTTCCGCGCCCCGGTGACGTGTGGGAATTCGACCTCGCAACGGCAGCCGCGACCCCCTACGGCACTGTGATGACGTACAGCTCCAGCGAAGTCGTGACCACGGGCGGAAGCAACACCCTCGGCACAGCGGTAGGCCAGGAGCACTACCCGGACCATCAAGGCCACCTTGCGGATGACGTGTCTGGCGACGCCGGCACAACCATCAAGACCATCGGCACGGTTCGCATGACCATCGACTTGAAAGCGTCGTTTTACTCGACGTTTGTCGTGATCGTGTAACCCAACCAAGGAGAACAAGAAACATGGCAACGAAACGAACGTTCGTGCCGGACATTCAAATCATGCCCAGCGGCGTTGACGATGATTCGCTGCGGGCCGCGCTTCAGGGCGATCCGGCGGGCACCGTCAAGCGACTCATGGCGAGCGAGGACTTCCGATGGGAGAATGTGCGAAGCCTTCAGCGGTTTTTCGATCTCACCTACGACACGAAAGTCCCGACGCAGGCGATGATCGGTGGCAAAATGCGTGCCGTCACCACGGCGGCATTCCCGCTGTTGACTGGCGGCATGACCGCCGTCGCGCTCAACGAAGCCTACGCGGGTGTCCCGACCATCGGCGAAATGCTGGTGACAGACACCGACACAAACAAGAAGGTTTCTGAGTTCGCCGCGATCACCAGCCACGACACGACCATCGACCGTGTGGACGAAGGCAAGGACTTCCCCGAGATGGCAGCCGGTGAAGAGCGGGTCGAAATCCGGCAGCTCCGCAACGGCAGGCGCCTGTCCATCACGGCGGAAACTCTCGAAGAGAACGACGTGCCGGGCCTTATCGACCGCATCAACCAGTTGGGCGAAACGGCGGCGGAATTCGTGGAAGAGCAGACGCTTTCGCGGGTTACGGATCTGAACGGCTCCACGGCCAGTGCTGCGGAACCCTACGCCTACCGACCCAACGGCGCGGGCACGGCGCTCTATTCAGCGTCGGCCAATACGCCGGGCACCAGGGCACCGAGCGGCACGCGGGTGAACTCGAATCCGCTCGTGGACGAAACCGACCTCGACAACGCCAAGGCCGTTCTGGTGGCCATGAAAAACTCACGCGGCAAACGGATCTCGAATCCGATTTCCTCGTGTCAGTTGCTCGTGCCGTCCGCCCTCCAGGGCACCGCCTTCAAACTGTTGGGCAGCGAGGATCAGCCGGGCGTTACGAACGAACTCAACGCCTGGGGGCCGCGCGGAATCAACCGGCCCACAATCGTGTCCAGCCCGAAGATGGATGACCTGTCCACGACCACATGGTATCTCGGCGACTTCCCACGCCAGTTCAAGCGCGTCTGGAGGTTGCGATTCGAGTACGTCACGTTGGGCGCGGACACCGAATCCTACCTGCGGGCGCGTATCGCCGCGCAGTTCCGCATCGCGTGGTCTTGCGAGGTCGGCGCTACTGACTACGTGCGCGTCGTGCAGAACCTGACCGCGACGACCGCACCCGTGCCTTCGTAGGCGACTCTTGGCCGTAGGGCCATGAACATAACAGGTTGGCGGCGGGTCGCGACGGCGGCCCGCCACCAGCACAAAAACAAGGAGCGCAGAAATGGCATCCAGAACAGTAGAGACAGACAGCACCAAAACACGATTGTCCCATTACGGCATCGGCGCGAAGGCCGACGCCGCAACCACGACCGTAGGCACTACGGCGTCGATCATCGCCTACATCAAGGGCATTCTCAATCAGTTGGCCGCGCAATCCGTGGTTGGCAGTTCCGTTGGCGAAGCCTTCCTTGACGCTTCCGAAGAGGACTGGACGAAGGAGGCAGGCACGGCAATCCTGAATATTGATCCCGGCGCAAGTCCATTGTCGGCGATGTCCATTTGGCTTGATTGGAACAAGACAACGACGGGCTGGGATACGAAGGCCACGGCCGCACAGACCATTGATACGGTCTGCGTCGGCTCGGCGGACGGAACAAATTTTCGAACGCTGAAGGCTGGCACGCAGGTGACGGCAAGCGGCAATGGCTCCCTGACAATCACGGAATCCGGCCAGCTTTTCGAGTTCGGCCCCGTTGGCGAGGCCATCGAGGTTCGGATTCTCGTGAGCGCGGAACCGTTGGATTGCGAGATTCCATACCTCATCACCTACGTGGGCACAGCGCCCACGATCACGGCATCCGTGGAAACACCGTAAGTCTCCTTCTCAGTGGCGCAATGCGGCGGGGTCTAGGCCTCATCCTCCCAGGCCCCGCCGCGAACAAAAAAAGGAACAGTGCCATGAAAAAATGGGACTTGGAAAAGAAATGGACGGTCATCCTGTGTGTTGCAGCCGTATCGGCCTGTGCGCTGATGATATGCTGGCCCGCGATTGTCAATGCTGCGGCAGCGGAAGTCACGTACACGCAAAAGGTGAAGTGTTGGCGGGACGGCGGGAATACGGCGGCACTCAGTACGACGGTCGCACCCGGCACACCCTACATACTGAAACAGATCACGATGCACTTGAGCGCGGGCGGCAGTGGCGATTTGACGGTAACGAAGGACGCCGGGGCGGGGGCTGCATACGATACGCTGCTTCACACCGAGACCTTGACCACCGACACCGATTGGGTGTGGTCAACCACCGACTACGCCCCGCTCGAATGGATTTTCAGCAAGGACGACGAGATTGATGTCGTGTATGCCAACGCAAACACCAAGACAATCGGCATCGAAATCATCGTGGAGGAATACTAGCCATGAGCGAAGCATTCACCGCCGCAACCATGACAACCGCACCAACGGCCGGCGTGTCTTCCGGCCTGTGGACGTTTGCCACGCCGGCATCGCGGATCTCCGTCACGAACCCAGGCGTGGTTGAGTACTACTTGGCATTCAACGGGACGGCCAGCGCCACTGTGTATGATCGCATTGTCGCGCCCGACGAGTCCGTGGTGTTCACTCGCGAAGAGATTGGCGTCAACAAGTTCACGACGCTTTCGGCTTGGATTCCGGCAGGGTCCAATTCAGCGGCGGGCCAGGTGCGCGGCATCTGATGGCTACTGCCTTTGAAACGGCTTTTCAGGCACATTTACCTGAGATTCAGGCGGCTATGGGGCAGACGGTTGCGTACACGGCCTACGGAGTCGCAGCCGCCAACATCACGGCGCAGTGGCAACCCATGCGGACATTTGAAGAAAATGAGGGTGACGGCATTATCGAGGTTACGCAAGGAACGCTGACGGCGAACGCAGCGACGGTTGCGGCTGTCTCGACACGAGACAAGTTTGTAATTGGCGGCGTGACATACGCCGTTATCGATATTGGCCGGGAAGGCGCGACGGTGGAGTTGTTTTTGGAAGCGCGGACACAGCGGACTCGGGGCAGGGGCCACATTCGAGCGAGGTAACACATGGCGGACGTAGTAGGAGTTGGGTTCGAGGCTGGGGCGCTAGACGCGCTACGGACCTCTATCGCCAATTCCGCGACGTTCCGCACATGGACCTCGACGGCATCCGTGGCTCTGGCAAAGGTGCGGGCCTACCGCATCTCGCTACCCGTGGGCTCTACCACGCTGCCCTGCGCTCTGGTGGACGTTGGCGATGCGCAGCATGAGGCTATTGCGCTGGGCACCAGCATGAGCACCGGCACGCTGAATGTTGTTTTCATGATGGCGGC